AAATGGATCCACAACGACACATACTTAACAGAAAAAGCAAAACAATGAATAGTAAAGAAAAAGAAGTAATGGATATTCTGCAGGAAGAATGTGCAGAAGTAATTCAAGCAGTTAGTAAAATTAGTCGTTTTGGCATGGACAATCTTAAACCAGGCAAATCTAAAACTAACAGAGACCACTTGGAAGAAGAGCTAGGTGACTTGTGTGCAATGATTGATATCTTGCAGGAACTGGACATTGTAAGCTGGGCTAACATTGATAAAGCCGCAGAGGTCAAACGAGAAAAACTCAAGCAGTGGTCCAATATCTTTACTGACTAAATTTAGTTATTTGTTGGTCTGACCCGTCTATACAAGATACCATAACACATCTTTGTGGAGAAGTTGGTAATGTAAACCCTTCCTCCCATATATTACCAAATTGAGAAGTATTACAATTACTTCCTCTCACCCAGCCTGTTTGAGAAATTGATAATTTTTCAATACCTAGATTACATAATTGTCCCGTATAAGATGGATTTGAATTTACTTTTTCTTCAAATCTTTCTGCAAAAGTAATTTCATGTTGATGCTTATGCTCCTCTACCAGTTCCTCACCTTGCATAATTCGTAGTTGTTGATCTTCATAAAGATACATTCCAAAATTATGATCAGCTTCTTTATATAAAATAGATTTAGAAACAACAATGTTAAATTCAGATTCAATATCTAGTGCTCTTTTTAAATCTTCATTAAAATGATCTGGCCTTATAGGAACAGATATATCAATATGCTTTCCTGCTTTTTGAAATGTTTGAATAATAAATTTTATAAGGTTAGGGTTTTGCCAATAATGATACGACAAATGCAAATTATCAATGTGTGGTTCTATAGCCCACCAGTCCAACCAAAGTTTTCCACCGTTAGTAGTAAGATCAATAGTACCACCTCGTTCTTTACATAACTTTAACATCATAGGAAAATCAAACATGTCCAATGGTTCACCACCGTTAAATGTCCAATTAATAGTTCTATCCAATGAATCATAATGATCGATTAGTGTTTGAGTTATTTTCATGTAATCAAGTATTCCCCTTGGTTGTTCGCCGCCACGCAGTCGAGTTGGACAATAACTACATTCTGATGTGCAATAATCGTGAAGCATCCAATTAATGGTTGTTTTTAAATTACTCATTTGTTACCTTATGTTGTTGACAAATCTAAATAAAAGTGTATAATATATTTAAGTACTTCCTAGGAACAACAAATGAACAAAATTAAAGTATCGGAGTTATTCTATTCCATTCAAGGTGAAGGGCGCTTTATGGGTGTGCCTTCCGTTTTTCTACGCACATATGGCTGCAATTTTACCTGTCAAGGTTTTGGTATGCCCAGGGGTGAGTTAAGTCACGAAGCAGAAGAGATTGCACATACGCACACAATGATTGAGGCTTTTACAGAATACAAATCACTGCCGTTAGTTAGTACTGGCTGTGACAGCTATGCAAGTTGGCATCCTGCCTTTAAAGATCTAAGCCCAATGATCGAAGTTGACGGTCTTGCTAAAGACATCGTAGCAACATTGCCGTTTAAAGAATGGCGTGATGAGCATCTTGTTATTACAGGTGGCGAGCCTTTGCTAGGATGGCAAAAGGCTTACCCAGATTTGTTGAATCAATCTTGTATGAAAGGTTTGAAAGAGATTACTTTTGAAACTAACGGCACAATGCGATTGACTGAAAAGTTTAAAGAATATCTAACAGACTGGACGTTTGGCAGTGATGAGAGAGAAATTACATTTAGTGTAAGTGCTAAACTGCCGGCGGCAGGTGAACCCTGGAAGGATGCTATTAAACCTAAAGTAGTCGTTGACTATGAAAACTATGGTTATGTATATTTGAAGTTTGTAGTGGCAACAGAAGAAGACATCCAAGACGCATTAAAGGCTACACAGGAATATAGAGATGCTGGATTTCAAGGTCCTGTATATTTGATGCCAGTCGGTGGCGTAGAAAGTGTGTATGCTCTAAACAATAAAGCAGTGGCATTAGCGGCTATGAAACACGGTCTTCGTTATAGTGATCGACTACAAGTTCCTTTATTTAAAAATGAGTGGGGTACTTAATATGAAATCTAAATATTTTACATTTTATAAAATTACTGACAAACATGAAATAACAATCGGTCTTAGAATAAGAAATGTTGTATTAAATTTACAATATTATAAAATTCCTAAAAAATTAACTTATAGTTTTTATAAAGTTTATTGGCCGATGGACATAGATGTGTTTATGATGTGGAAACAAATTGATTGGAAAAAGATATGAACAAATTTATTAAAAAATTATTTGGCATAGATAAAATTGAAGCCGAGACAGAAGAAGCTATTCGTCAAAAAGTAGCATCTCAGTTAGCGGCAGAAAAAGCAATTGAAGCAGAACGCATTGCTAAGTTAACTCCAAAACAAGTAGCTACAGAAAAGAAAGAGCCGTGGGTGCAAGTATTAGACACCCATGTAAACAAAGACAACATTAAGAATGGTTTTTTTGAACTTGACTGGAATGAGTATTTTGTGTTACAATTAAAAGAAGCAGGCTACAAAGGCGATACAGAAGAAATGATCGTCGACTCATGGTTTGGTGAACTATGCAGAAACGTCGGTGGCGAATCAGGTGTTAATATGAATCAGCGTACAGCCGGTTATATTAATGTAAACAATTTAGGTGATGGTAGAACAGAGGTTTCTTAATGTCTAAGACATATATTTTAGTAGATACGGCGAACACATTTTTTAGAGCACGACACGTAGTTCGTGGAAGTCTAGAAGACAAAGTAGGTATGAGCCTTGCTACAGTTTTAGGCAGTGTCCGTAAAGCATGGCGCGACTTTAACGGTGACCATGTTATCTTCTTCTTAGAGGGGCGTAGTTGGCGCAAGGACTTTTATGCTCCTTACAAGCGTCAACGCACAGAAGCTCGTGCGGCACAGAGTCCAAGAGAAGCAGAAGAAGATCGTGTGTTTTGGGAAACGTTTGATCAGTTTAAAGACTTTGTTATTAATAAAACAAATACAACAGTTTTACAACATCCGCAGTTAGAAGCAGACGATTTGATTGCGGGTTTTATTCAAAGCCATCCAAACGACAGCCATGTAATTATTTCGACAGATGGCGACTTTGCACAACTCATTGCACCTAACGTGAAACAGTATAACGGTGTGATGCAAATTACAACTACACATGAGGGGTACTTTGATGAAAAGGGTAAGCCTGTTAAAGATAAAAAGACTGGTGAAGCAAAGGGCGCACCGGACCCTGCATGGTTACTCTTTGAGAAGTGTATGCGTGGCGACACCTCCGACAACATCTTCTCTGCTTATCCGGGAGTACGTGAGAAGGGGACAAAGAATAAGGTTGGTCTCCGTGAAGCCTTTGCCGATCGCGAAAGTCGCGGATATAATTGGAACAACATGATGCTTCAGCGTTGGACTGACCACGAAGGTGCCGAGCATCGTGTATTAGATGACTACACTCGTAATGTACAACTTTGCGATCTTACAGCACAACCCAACAATATTAAAGAGTTAATTAAAGAAACTATTAATACAGCAACTACCGCAGATAAAAATATTCCCCAGGTTGGAATTCGTTTGTTAAAATTCTGTGCAGAGTTTGACCTACAGAAAATTAGCGAGCAGGTGCAAAGTTATGCTGACCCACTTAATGCAAGGTATATAGCATGAATTTTATATCAAAGGTAGTAATACCAAATAAAGAATGGATCATTGAAGACCATGGACAAAAAATAGGTTCGGTAGCAAAACTAAAAAAAGGTTATGAATTTTTTAGGAGAGGACAGAAGATTAATTTTAAAGATCTCAAAGCACTTACTGATGAGTTTGGATTTACTCTTGCTGAAGGTAAGAAAACTGCTAAGTTTGAAATAGAACCTGTTAGTTATAAAATCTACGAATTTCCATGTAGTTCAAAACCTTACGAAGCAGTTTATAATGTTAAAAAGAAATTGCCTTTATTTGCTAAGAGTGCCAAAAGCAAGAGTCAATATTGTGCAGGATACTATGTAATCAAGTTCCGCAAAGGTTGGGTTAAGAGTTTTTGTCCTAAACTAATTACATTAGAACGGTATCCATTTCACGGTCCTTATAAAACAGAGATCGAAATGAAGGCTATGCTTAATACTGTTAACAAAACATGAAACAACTCAATACATTACCCATAGAAGACTTCTTAGAAAAGACCAGAATTGCTATTAAAAGCAATCAAAAAAGCCTAACTTTAACTATAAAAGAAGCCACAGATTTGCAGAACAGTCTTAGTATTGTGATGACAAGACTAAGTGGAAACTTAGATCAAATGCTGTCAGAAAATCAATTTCCAGACAAGATTGAGATAAAAGTAGACGGTGGTAAATTCTAAAACCTGCTAAATATATACGCACTTTTCGGAGATACGTATATTATGAGCAGGCCTAAACCTAAAGTTTTGTTAGAAATAACTAATAAAAAATCTTATAAAACTGACCAAGTTTTAGAGTCTGAAGCCATCTGGGCAGTTTTTTACGAAGACAAACCGATCAATCTCAAAACTACCAGTGTAGTTGCACAACAACTGGGTCCAAAATACAAAAAAGTTAGTTTTTCAAACAGCGGTCATGCATTCAATCTAGCTGAAAAATTAAACAAGCTATTCAATACCGCTGACTTTGCCGTTTATAAATTAACCACCGGCGAAAAAGTCATAAATGAATCCGAAGCATGAAATAACCAAAATCGTTCTAGAAGCCAAAGGGCTTGTAGCAGATGAAAAGCGGATTAAACAAACTATCCCAATTTGGTGGGTAAACCCAAGAAAAAAAGAAAAAGGCGGGCTCAGACTTACTGAGCAAGGGTTTGAATGTCTGCAACAAGCAGATATCAAATGCTATGAGATTAGATTTGACGAACCCATTTTCTTTACCAATAAATTAGCCATTTGGATTGACCAAAATATGGACTGCCCATTTTACTTAAACAATAAACGTATTTGGGTATTTGGAGAAAAGATGGCAGTCCAATTAGTGTTGTTTTCTGGCAACATTGCAAAGTTTCAAAGAGCTAGAGAAAGATTTACAGAAAAACTAAAAAACACTTGACAAGAGACAAGATCTTTGCTATAATTAACATACTGTAAAAAATACAGCTTCAACAGTTTTTTTAAAGAAAGTAGATTATGTCAGAAAAAATGTCAGCTAATCGCACTGTTAGCCCTAACGAAGCCAAAGCGGCTATTCGTAAGTGTATCAAAAAACAACGCCCTGTGTTCATGTGGGGTCCCCCTGGTATTGGTAAATCCGATATTGTTAAACAAATCGGTAATGAGCAAGAGCGTGAAGTTATTGACGTTCGTTTGAGCTTGTGGGAACCTACCGACATTAAAGGTATTCCTTATTACAATTCTACATCCAATACAATGACTTGGGCTCCTCCTGCAGAATTGCCCACAGATCCAGAGTCCACTGCTATCTTGTTCTTGGATGAATTGAACTCTGCGGCTCCTGCTACACAGGCAGCGGCTTTCCAATTGGTACTTAATCGCCGTGTTGGTACTTATGTACTGCCAAAGGGTGTTAGTATTGTTGCCGCCGGCAACCGTGAAGGTG